GAATAACCGTGTCGGTTCGAGTCCGACCCTAGGCACCACATTATAATCCTCGCTCATTGAGCGGGGATTTTTCTTTTCTGCTTTTCTATTAATAAAATCAACACTTTACGATACTTAAACAACACTTCTCTACTCTTTTAATTTTATCCAGTATTGCCATTTTTTATGTATTTTTATATATTTTTACGCGTTCATTACGCCAAAATTACGCCAAGTGGTTTAATTTTTGGCAACTTTTTACGTTTAGAGATTAATTAAAGTGGCAACAGTTAGAAAACGTGGCGATAGATGGCGTGTAGAGGTCTATCGAGACGGTAAAAGAAAATCCAAAACCTGCTCAACAAAGACAGAAGCTATCTTGTGGGGAGCAGAAGAAGAAAAGAAATTAGAGTTAATAGCTAATGGCATGCAACCAGAAACGCTATTTTCTGATGTGATTAGGCGTTATTTGAATGAGGTTACGCCAACAAAACGAGGCGAAAAGCACGAATTCAACCGTCTAACTCGTTTTCTACGCCACCCTATCACAGATAAGTATATATCCGATGTTACTCGTCATGATTTAGAGTTGTGGATTAAAGAGCGACTAGAAACCGTTAAAGATGAAAGTGTTCGCAGGGAGTTATCTACCATCGGGCATATCTTCAAGGTTGCTGTTGAGCGTTGGGGATACATTCAAAACTCACCTATGACCGGATTGCAACAACCACAAGCAAGCAAACCAAGAACTCAAAGATTTACACAAGAAGATATAGACGAGATTATCAAGATTAGCGGATATAATGAGAGCTTAAAAACCGCTAAGGCTCGCACAGGTGCAGCAATGCTATTTGCTGTTGAAACTGCGATGAGAGCTGGTGAGATATGCGGATTAACTTGGGATAATGTAAACCTAGAAAGAAAGACAGCTTATTTACCAATGACGAAAAACGGCTCTTCTCGCACTGTTCCGCTTTCAAAAAATGCGGTAAGGATATTGGAAAGGCTAAGAGATGAGATTGAGCAAGGTAATACTTGCTTTCAGGTGAAGTCTAATATTCTAGATGCAACGTTTAGAAAGCTTAAGAAAGCGGTTAACCGAGAATATCTACATTTCCACGATACCAGACGAGAGGCTTTAACAAGGTTAGCCAAAAAGGTCGATGTGATGACTTTGGCGAAAATATCGGGGCATAAAGACATAAGGATTTTACAAAATGTCTATTACGCCCCGAATATGGAAGAAGTTGCCGA